TTCTGAAATTATTACGACAACTTGTAAAAAAATACTTTATTTCTGTTATGGTATATTTTGTTTCAATTTCATTAAATATATCAAACGCTATCTTTTCAAATCTATCGTAACCACACTGTAAAATTTCAAGTTCAATAGCAAACTTACTATCTCCGTTTTGTAACATCGCTCGAATTTCACTAAAAGATATTACTTTATAAACTGATTGGTAAATCAAACTATCTGCATCAAATAAGATTATTTTATCTTCCATTTTCAATTTCTTTTAGTTTATTTTGATATGCTAAATGTGCTTCCTCTTTTGTGTTAAAATAACCAATATGATTATACTTTTTATTTATTTTAATTGTAGCTCTAAATTTATTGTATTTTGTTTTATAAACACCTGTATAGCCACTATTATTAACTCTTGACTTAGAAGCATTTAGTCTTTGTGTAATTAATTGTAAATTTAAAACATTGTTATTTAATTTATTATCGTCTATATGGTCTACTACAATATCTTGTAATCCATTTCTTATATAACCTAAAAATGACATTGCAACTAATTGATGAACTTTAATGTTTTGATATTTACTATCAATGTATAATCTTACACTATAATAACCTGCTCTAATTTGAGGTTTTAAAATTACTTCATTTTTAAATTTAGTACTCTTAACTCTACCTAAATTACTAATTTCATATAGTCCCTCATATCCGACTACTGGCAACCAAAGTTCATTCATTTTTTTTACAGTTAAATAACGCAGTTAAAAAGAAACGTGGAAGGTGTAACTGCTTCACTTTTCAAACGGCTAATTACTTCCGTTCTATCCACGCATCTAATATACAAATAATAATTTAATTTACAAAATTATTTTCCGAGTGATGAACAACGTACTATCATGATAAAGGATTTTCTGTTGTTACTATGTACCAAGCAGCTGTTAAATCTGTTTCAGTTGATTTTTTTGATTCAATAAAACACCGATGAACCTCATCTTCTATATGTGAATAATATCCAACCATCCAATTTTCATCTTCATCATCTCTAAACCAAACAAGCGTATCTTTTTCGATTGGTTGTTCTTTGAAAGGGTATTCTAAAAATGCTGAGGGGTATTTGTATTCATCGGAAATTTTACCGTCAAATGTATAAGAATTACTTGGTGTTTTAATCGGGTAGTTTCTGCTGTAACCTTTATTAATAACTTCTTCCCAACCTGTTTCGATAGTCCAAATTTTGTCACCTACTTTTACCTTGCTTAAATCTGATTTCATAACATTGCTTTTTGCTCGGGTGTTAACTCGAATTTTAATAAATCGTCTTTCTTAGCTTTGCCCTCTTTGATTGCTTGTAATGCTTTTACAAAACGCTCATCGTTGATAGGTTGCTTTTTTGGTTCGTGTTTTACTTGCTCGCCTGAAGCGTCAGTATCTTTGTCAGTAACTAATCCGAGCATACTTGCTAAAGCGTAACGTCTGTAATAAGTTATTCCACTACCAAAAGATTGGTAATCATTCATTCCTTTTAATGCTACGGTTGGAATCAAAGTACTACTTTGAATTTTTTCAGCACTTTCTGAATGGAAAATAACCGTGTTTAAATAGTTTACACCATCATGTGAATTGATTAACTGAGTAAATCCTAAACCGTGTTTTTGTAGTAACGGATTAATCACTTTGAAAATAGCAGGTAAATCTGAATAAGAGTATCCGTACCCTTGTGTTCCTTTGTGAATTACAGGCACTTCTTGTTGAAAGTCTGCAATCGCTTTAAATAAATGTTTCATCGTTGTTTTACTTTAATTTCTACAAATATAGTGTTTTATTTTTAATACACAATATTCTAATTAATATTTTTTATCTTTTTTTCTTCCTTGAGTCCATCTGCCTAATCTAACAGCGTGTAAACAGTTTTCGCTTTGTGTTGTCCATTCAAGATTTTCAATCCTATTATCCTTTCTATCACAATTAATATGGTTAATTACTTTTTTGTTTTCAGGATTAGGTATAAACGCTTCTGCAATTATTCTATGTAACATTACACGTTTTGAAATTCCTTTATCTGACAGCTTCATTCTGTAATAACCTTTACCATTATCCAAAGGTTTTAAATAATATTCTCCTTGATACTTAATATTACACAAATGATTTTTAGATATTCTTTTAACTCTTCCTAAATTAGATATTTGATAAATACCCTCGTAACCTAATACATTTTTCCAAACTTCCATAAAATAAAAAACCTACTACCTTTCGAGGTTGCGGTCTCTACTCGGTAATAGGAATTACTAAATTTCTTAAATGTGTCCGCAACTACACATATCAAATATAATCAATTTTCTAATTCTTTTATCTTTTTTTTGTACTCACTTATTAACAATTTGAGTTCGTCTTTTGTCCATTTGCGAGTAACATTTGCTATTTTGTCAAGTTCATCTAATTGTTCAACTGAATATCTTTTAACAAATCCTAAACGATAGTTGTTAATGTCTCCAGCTTTATCTTTGTTGCATGGTCTACTACATTGAGCGTTTACATTTAGTTCGTTAAATCGCACGTTTGAATGACCCCCCGCACTCCATAAGTGACCCGCATCAATGTTTCCTTTCCTCATTGGTTTTTGACAACTTATGCAAACCAATCCCTCGTCACGTAATCTAATCCACTTGTTGAATACTTGTTGTGCTAACTTTAAATAGTCCTGAAGTGTAAGTAAATCCTCTTTTTGTTTCTTTACTTTTTCCTTTTTAATCTTTTCGAGGTTCTTTAAAGCTAACTTTGTCTTGGTGCAAACGTAGCACAATGAATTAACTGTTCTATATGGTGTAAAAATATTATCACATTCTTTACATTTTTTTTCAAAGTTATTTCTCATAAAAGTTTTAATTGTTTTTCTATTATTTTATCACCTTTACTAATATTTTCTTTTGCCCATAACGGTTGAAAGTTTGTGTAATGGTTTAATTTTATTATCTCATCTTCTGTAGTTGCAATTGCTAAAGGTATAATATGGTCTAAATGCCACTCGCCATGATTCTCTAAAGTCATTCCTTTTGTAAATTTAGATTTAATGTAAATTATAAACTCCTCAATTGTACAACCTAAAAT